ATGTCTAGCTGGTCGGGAACTTCAGTACTGTCGTTGACAGCTTGCAGAACCTCAAGAAATGCACCTGCCTCACTCCCTTTTAATTCTACTCTCCTTAAAAATGCTAATGCGTTAGCTGCTGTTTTGTTACTCATTGTCATATTTTATATCCTTGTTAAGTGTAGTCAGTGAATCGACTAGCTGTTGAAATGTTGTACAAGATGTGAGGCCATCTCGTGATAGACAGTAGTTACTTGCGGCATCAGCTACAGACTCAAGCATTAGTATGTACTCACTGTCTGTATCTCTGATCCCACTCATGCAAGTTCCTCTTTTTTCGCAAAGTACGCTCTGTTAAATCCTCTCATCCACTCACGATGGGTGGTGGTATTTTCTTTAAATGGAGATGTTACATTTCCCCGCTTAAAATCTTCTTCGCCTCGACTGAACTGGATAGAAAGTGGGAAGTCCCACTTCGTTAAACCTCTGTGTCTCTTACCCATGTGTACTCCTGTTGTGTGCTAATTCCTTAAGTTTCTCGTACCAACTGTCTGCTATGATGTATAAGTCATGTGGACTGCGACTATCCCCCTTGCGTCTGTTGCAACTGTTGCAAAGTATCCATACGTTTTCTGGGGAGTAACCTTTGGCATTGTCGATGCGATCTATCGATGGAGAGCTACTTCCTGTGTGTGGGTACGTTTGTGTCTTACAGCTTGGACAGACCCCATCAATGTCGTTATACATTTCTAGTATTTCTTCAGCAGTAACGGGGGTTTCAACTATAGGAACACGCCCATTTCTCTGACGTTCTCTGATGTGGTTGTAGGCTGTGTGATGCCATCTCTCTGCTCTATACTGCTTGTTGCATTGCTTACATTGACTTGCACTTGCATAAAAATCTGACAGTCTTTTAGTAGTCATACAATTTCGACATAGTTTGTTTTCACTCTGCAATAATCATTGCTCCACGGTGTAGAATCTAATTAGTCATTAGTAAGAAATCACTTACATGGACTACCTACAGTAACATCTGCTCTACCCTTGTGATCTATTTGTTGCAGATATAGCTTGTCACCTTTGTCTAACTCAGACAGCAGCAGGTACGCTTTACTTCCTTCAGGGCTAGGGTTCTGCTCTACGTTGTGACAGCCTACATATACGAGAGTACCTGCATGGTACTTAGGTGTGATGTCACACCCAGTTAGTATTACCCCAAGAGCCATAACAAATATTAATCTACCCATCAGACACACTTTTGACATCAACCACACTCCTTGTTGCCAGTTGCTGGATCGATGAAGCAAGCAGCCCCTTCAATAGGCTCCTCTAAAGGTTCAACTTTATTAAGTATCCCATATCTTTTTCCAGCGAGGCGGAAGGTCGTACAGCCCTTGAGCTTACCTCGCCACGCCTTCATGTAGATATCCTTGTACTCATCAAAGGTTACTTTATCACTCACATTGATTGTCTTAGATACAGCACTGTCAACGAATGGTTGCACAGCTATCTGCATATCCAAGTGATCATCAGTGGACAGATCGTCTGCCTCTACACTCTTAATACCATACGTATTATATACATAATCCTTGAGCGGAACGATGATAGGCCCTTGTTCTGTTTGGACAGTTCGATCCACTTGGTTTGAGAATACAGGTTCCACACCGCTGCTAATGTTATCAGCAGTGAAACTAATAGTACCAGTAGGGGCGATAGAGGTGAGGTGACTATTTCGGATACCATATCTTTTAATTAAATCCTGTATGTCTAATGGTAGTCGCTGGATAAACTTACTGTCATGATACTCTTCTGTGAACAGAGGAAACGAACCCTTCTCTTTAGCAAGAAGAGCAGAGGTTTCGTAAGCACCACACATCAGTGTCTTAGTTATCTTACGTGTATATCTAACAGCTTCAGCAGACCCGTATCGGACGTTCAGCAGCGTAAGGATATTCGCTAAGCCAGTGATCCCAAGCCCCATTCTCCGCTTAGCCTTTGCTTCTTTCTCTTGAGCAGCAAGGGGGTACTGAGTGCGATCTATAACATTGTCCATAGCCCGTACAACATGGGGGATATCCATCTTAAATTGGGTGTAATTAAATGTGTAATAGTCTTTGTGTTGGTTAGCCCGCTCCATGTACTTAACTAAGTTAAAGCTGCCTAGCAGACATGCACCATATGGGGGTAGAGGTTGCTCACCACATGGGTTCGTGGCTTCGATACTCTCGCAATAATGTAGGTTATTGTCATTATTGATTCGATCAAGGAACAACACCCCTGGCTCAGCCCAATCCCAGTTGTTACGCATGATCTCATCCCACAGTGCAGCTGCGTCTACTGCTTGGTACACACGCCCTTCAAACTGTAGGTTAAACATCTTACCTTTAGCTACACAGTCCATGAACTCATCCGTTACACCAACGGATACATTGAAGTTAGTAAGGGTAGTCGAGTCCTTCTTAGCGCGAATGAACTCCTCAATGTCAGGATGATCAACACGTAGGACAGACATCATCGCTCCCCGTCTGTGTCCTGCGCTGACTATTGTGTTGCATACGCTGTCAAATATATTCATGAATGAAACAGGGCCAGAGGCGGAACTATCAAGAGAAACAATACGATCATTACGAGGACGTATTCTACTAAAGTCAAAGCCAATACCACCCCCTCTCCGCATAGTCTCAGCGGCTTCTTTAGCCTTGTCCATGATGCTATCCATGCTGTCTTTAATTGTACCGCTGACGAAACAATTATATGCTGTAACATTCTTAGGTGATCCCATAGCTGCTTGTACTCTACCAGCTGGCATGTACCTCTGATTTAAAAGTATGTTTTTGAATGCAGAACGATGTGAGTCATCATCAGCCATAGCCCCTGCTTGTCTTGCACACGCCTCAGAAAATGACTCGTTAGGTAGTCGATACTTCTGTGCATGTAGGTCATCACATGCTTGTATCTGTGGCCCGATAGTGTTGTGTCCTATACCACTCATCGGTTATCTCCTTCACCCTCGATAACACCACGCGCATGGCGTGATTTTAACTTCGCAATGTTTCTGCTTGCACAGTACTCAAATGATACATTCAAGTCTGAGCAGATGTTAGCCAGCGCCCACAGTTGATCACCACACTCATCAATAATCCCTAGTACTACTTGAGGATCTACTTTCTCATGAGGCTCAAGTGCTGGAAGTACCCCCTTGCGGATAAGCTTCTGCACCTTATTTTGCATCTCACCTGATTCAGCACCTGCTAACATAGCGGGGTAGATGAGTGCCATTTCATCGGGATACATAGCTGTTGCTCTTGCATCTTCTTGATAACTATTCAAACTGATCGTCATTAATTTAAGTTCCTTACTGTCAATGTTTTTATCTCAAATCCATCTACGTCATAGATCAATTCTCGTATGACATCCTCGATGTCAGATTCAACTTCATCATCAACTGATATAAAGTATAGATCCGTATCTATTTTCATTGTCAACTGTACAGATACACTATGGTGTTTCATCATATTCCTCGTTGTACTCGCTTTCTAACAGCATCATGCAGTAGTGGATTGCTTTACGTATATCCTTTGCACGATCCTTACTCCTATGCCGAGTTACGTACTTGATGACGTTACCTTCGCAGAAGTTTAGTTTATTTTTAATTATGTATTCAGATGGTTGGATTGCCAGTTTGATGTAGTGGTTACCTCCATGCTGTACATTTGTGAGAGTAGCTAACCTCTCTTGATTTTGTTGCTTATCCCACTCTACTGGACCTGTCATACGTTACCCCGGCACTTTGTTAAGTATGTAATTGGAATTATATTATCTCCTGATTGAGATGTCGGGTAAGTTTCTGTCGCTTCCTCCCACCCTTCATCCAACAACACTGAAACCATCTCATACAGCAGATCCTGGATTGCCTCTTGATCATGCTGAAACAGACTATTCGTGGAGGGCATAGCTAATTTAAAATCTAACCGTCCATCCCAGTGACCAGTATCATTTGTCATGGGTGTCACAAAGATAGCCAAGGTGTCATCTGTCATGTCGATATCATTTTCATCATCAAAATTCATGAGTTATGCTCCACTGTTATTAACAAATTTGGGAGGGGTACATCTTTCCCAACGTGCCACTCCCAAGGTATGTGTTTATCTGCGTACATAAATCCATTCTTCTGACACCACATGGCATAGGTTGTCTTACTCTTCTTACTTAATTTTGCAGCTGATCTAGAGAACACAAATCGAATGTCTAGAGTAGGATGCTGAGCTTTTATTTCCTGATGCTTACGTCGGTCTGACGCAGTGAATAAACCTTTGCTTTCAATGATCACACCGTTGGGTAAGATGAAATCAGGCGTGTACTTTCTGTACGCTAGATCTTTCCATTCAATTTTAAACTTCTCATAACAATCAGTGATGCCAAGATCAGCAAGTGACTTAGCTACGCTTACTTCAAGTCCAGATTTATATGAGTTCGTATGCTTCTTTGGGTAGGCCAATGATTAGGGTGTCCAGAGTTTAACTTCCTGCGCTTGAAAGTCGTAGTCACATGCCCGTAAAATACGTGCTACTCTAGCCTGAACCAGAGCATCTTCTTCTGTAAGTTTTGCTTTATTGTATTGCTTTACTACTGCTGCCCACATGTTGTCATTACTTGCGAGTACTTCAGCAGCTTTCTTAGGACCAACACCGGGGCAGCCTTTGTACCCATCTGTCGCATCACCTGTAAGTGTCTGAAACATATGGTAGTAGTCAGCCTCAGCCTCAGATATCGTCACTACATCCTCATCCATACGCGCTAAC